AGTAAGACCTTTACCTGTTCTGAGTCCTTCTTCTAAGGCTTTTAATTCACTTCGCTTTAAAGAACTTGCTCTTTTAAGGATTGCTTCTTTATTTATTTCTTGTTTTGTAGATTCTTTAGTTTGATCATTACTTTGAGCTAAATTATTAGTAACATTTTGAGTTAAATTAACTGTTTGAGCTAAATTTTTATTTAACTCATCAACAAGATTACTAATTTCAGCAAAAACTTCTCTAATATTTTCCGCTGAATCGTTAAGATCGTTTATGTTACCTGTTGCCATAGAATATAATTATGTCTAATATAAATATTAACGTTTTAAACTTTTTGGAATATTAGGCATTTTAGGGATCTGTTTTACACTTTGTTGAGATTTAGCCATAGCATCTTGTTCTGCTTTATTTCTTTCCTCATGGAGATCATTTATTTTACGGATATGGTATCTTCTAATATGAATAGGCATATTATATACTTCAGAATATATAAAACCCCCATTACCGTAATAAACTAGATCGTGTACTTCTTGGTAGACTTGAAATTTATACTCCGGAGTCAGGCCAAAAAAACGTGATCCCAATAGGGATCTTAACGCCTCCTTCTACGTCTCCAGCTTCGTTTTCAAGATCAAAAACCAAATCTACATCAGGCTGGATTTCTTTGATATAGTCTCTTAAAGCTTTTGCATCTCGAGCTAATAATTGATTGTCAACAAATTGTCTTACAGTTTTACGTTCATAATCACCATCAACTGAAAGAATCATATGTTTTAATCTAGTAGAATATTCTGTTGAAGATTGTTTATTAATTTTTTTAAGACCTTTTACTTCATTATCGATTTTTTTCTCATCACCATGAGTTAAGATTTTAAAAGTAATAGTTTTTTGAATAGTAGGAAGAGTAAACTCAAATTCATTTTTACCTCTTTCAAGTAAATGCTCTTCTTTTAATTCTTTATCATTTACTTCAGTTAAATCAACAGTAAATTCTTTATCTTTGTAAGTAAAAGTATAATCTTTACCATAACCTAAGACACGAGCAGCTATCATAATAGCATTTTTATCTCCTACAATTAAATCATCATAATTAATAGGAGTAACTATTAAAGCTTGTAATAATTTATCTATTACAGTACCATTTTTAATATAACTTTCATTAGTTAATATATCTTCTTCTTTAGCAGTCATATACTTCATTTCAAGTACGCCTTTAGCTAAAGGATTATCTTGGGGATAAATTAGGCCTTTTGAGGGTAATGTTACTTCCTCGGTTGGAAACATTGATTTATTTTCTTCCATATTATAACTTATTATATGTTTGTATATAAATATAGAAAAAAAAGAGGTGCTTGCGCACCTCTTAATTTTTTATTTAAGAAATTTTAGTAATTCAAGATTGCATAATCCATAGCAATTGTTAAACTAATTTCCATTGGTGTAGATGAAGTCCAATCACCACTTCCAAATTCTGCGTTAGTTACATAAGCTCCTTTACAAATCCATTCTTCAACAACATCACCAACAGGACCTAAAGTATTAAATCTAACATCTTTTTTATAGAAATCAGAATAACCATCTCTACCAGTTACTGATTCGTGGTGTAAACGAACCCATTCCATTACAGCTTGTGCACCTGAAGGTGTTACTGGATCATATAACGTACAGCTAATAGGTGACCAATCTGATTTACCTTTAACTTTTCTTTTAACGTTAATATGGTCAAGAACTACTTCTTCGGCGGTGTATTTTGGTTTATCTGCTGATTTAATAAGGTAAGCAGGAATACCATCTATATAAAATATAAATCTATTCTGTAGCTTAGGTTCGTAAGCTGTATAGAACATATCTGCTGAGCTAAGTATTGCCATTGTCGTGTTGTTTTGTTATAAATATGTTAAACCTAAGTTTTTAGTCGTTAAATGTTGCACCTGTTGGTTGAATTGTGTAATCTAAGATTATAAATTCAGCTGTTTTAGTTGGTTGGATGAAAATCTGACCTACTAATTGGTTTCTATCAATAGCTTCAGCTGTATTGTTTGTTTCATCCATTACTACTCTAAATGCATATAAACCTTGTCTTTGTTGTACTGATTCTAAGAATGGGTTTACAGCGTTCAAAAATTTATTTCTAGTAACAGTAGTGTTTTGTTCGAACACTAAGTTTTTAGAAGTATCACCGATAAAGTTCTTAAGAGCAATTAATAATCTTCTAACGTTAATACGATCTAAAGCACTTGCTTTTTTCTGTAATGTTTTCTGACCATATGCAACAGGACCAACTTTAGGGAATGTTGCAATTGGATTTACTCTATTGTCATATAAAGTATCTCTTAATGCTTGAGTTAATTTGTATTCTGTTCTTACCACAGGTAATCCACCTCTATTTAAACCAGCAGGTGCAAACCATGGAGCTGCTACTCTATCGTTTGCAGCATAAACACCTTGCATTACTGTTGAGGCAGGAACCCAAACATTTCTACTTAATTCAGTAGATGGGACTTGAACCCAAGGCCAGTAAGTACCTGCAAAGTTAGTATTTAATTCTCCTGCTTTAGTAGTTACTGTGCTTAATGAAGCATCATATTTTACAAGATCTGTTATTAAGAAAGTGTCTCCTCTTCCTTCACATAGTTCAATAGCACTTGCTACAGCACCACTAAAATCTTCTTGGTACATTCCAGGGATTGTAATTGTAGCAAATCTATATTCGTCTTTATTTTTAAGAATATTAAGTGCAGTTGTATAATCACTAGCTATAAGACCCTGTGAATTAGTACTTGAAATATTATTAAAAGTTAATAAAGCACTATTAGCAGGAATATTAGTACCAGTTGCATTATAAAATGAACCACTAGCTGCTGAGGGTAATCTATATTGGAAGCTAACTCCATTAGCATCAGTTCCAATACTACCATTAATATTTAAATAATCAGGTGTTTTAAGAGAAACCGAATCTACATAAACAAATTTAGATCTATTTGGGTAATCACCATTTACTTTAATAAATGTTTGGCCTTCTTCTGATGTAGGTTCTGTATATTGGTTACCAATTATTCTTTCAATGTAATTATCAGCTTTAGGATCTAAACTACATCCTACAAATGTTTCAAGAATAATAGGATTATTAGTATTATCATCACCTCTTCTAATGGAAACATTAAATGTTCCTGTTATTGTGTTAATACCTGAGATTTCCCATCTTAGGTTATCTTTAGAACCACTTACTAATGAACCATCACTATATTGTGTACCTGCGTCTGTTGCAGCAGTTGAGTTATTAAATATTACGCCTTCACCGATAGTTTTTAAAGTAAATGCTACATCTCCTGTACCATTAACTCCTCCTTCTAATTGTAAAACATCTGTAGAAATAGAACCGCCAGAACCTGTTTCGACTGTAATAGCATTACCTGCGGTGCCTGCGTTAGATGCTGAAATACCTAAGAATGTAGTACCATCATTAACAGTTATACCTGCTCCTAAAGTATTAGAAGTTCCTATTTTAGCTACTAGGTTATCAATAGCAGTTTCTGCATCTGAACCAGTACCGACAAAGAATACAGGTGAATTATCTGCGGGTAATGCTGATGGATCTGCTGCTATAAATCTATATTCAGTTCCATTTACTGTTACTTGTAATTCGTCTCCTTCATCTTCAAAGAAATTATTAGCAAATACTAATGATCCACTAGCAAACCCAGCACTAGCTCCTTGGTTAGCAGCTATGTTAGTACTTGTAGCGTTTCTCCAGCTATCTCCTGATCCTGAAACTACTCTAGTAACTAACATGCTATTACCTCCATTAGCAAAATACTTTTGTACAGCAATGGAAGTAAAGAATTCTAGATTATCGGAAGCTGACACGAAAGTCGTTCCAAATTTATTTCTATAATCAGCAAATGAAGTTACTACTGTTGGTTGTTCGACAGGGCCTTTAACTGTGGGTCCTACGATCGCCGCTCCAACTTCAACAGGAGCAGGTGTTATAAATGACTGGTCGGTTTCTCTTTGAAATACTCCCGGTGATACTATTTGTTCGGCCATTATCTTTTAAGTTATTTGTGTTGTATATAAATATGGATTCTCTCGTCAAAACATAGACAAGATTGAAGCCGACAATAAATATTTAAAAAAAGACCGAACCCTTATAAAGATTACTCCTCAGTAGTAAAGGTTCCTTCTTCTAAATTAACAGACCCTTTACCATATTTTTCAAAAAGTGATGAAGAAAGTCTATTTTCTTCTTCGTATAACTTATTAAATTGCTCAGCTAACTGATTAAGTTGTCTTTTAATATTATCTTCGGCGATACCTAATTGTCCTCTTTGGAATGTTAATTCACTTGTTTTAGTCCTAAGTGCATTAAGATCAACAATTTCTTCAGATGTAAGTTTTGTAACGTTTGGTTTAGTTTTTGTTTTTTTAACTGCCATAACTTTAATTTTTTATGTTTGGATATACGTATGTAATAAATT